TAATCACACGACTATGGAAGAATTAAATTTAAAACCTCAACCTACTATGACAATTACTAAATCCAGGGAAAAGGGATGGTGGAGACCATACTAAAATGAATTATAAATTTGATGAAGAAGGAACAAAGGAACTAGTAATTGCTTGGCAAAGAACTAGAAATGAAGATGTTTTTGCTGAGATATTAAAAAGAGTTCAGCCAATGATAGATCGTCTTATTGGTAAGCGTGGAATGTATCAATATGTAGATGTACAAGAATTATCTCATATTATACATATAAAGATATGGGATAGCCTAGTGTTATATAATCCATTGTGCGGAAGTAAGATTTATTCATTTTTAACTTGCTTGATTAATAATAAGATATCTCAATCTCAGATTGATAGTTCTAAGATTCCTGTAATGCAGTCTATTGATATATCTGATTCTGATTCAAGATGTGATTTTAATATGCATATGAATAGAATATCTGAAGAGGCTTATTTTCATCCATGCAAAGATATTCAAGACCAGAGATCTGATTATTTAGATAGGCAATTATAATGAAGGCTGAAATTGTTATTTTAGAACAAATTGATTGCTCTTTATCTTCAGTAGAAACCAGGCAATTTGAAGAACTTGAGAGAGTTATAGAAAAAGGGGAAAGAGCATTTATAGAGATTGGAAATGCTCTTATAGCTATTAAGCGAAAAGAGTATTATAAGAGCATTGGATATACTACTTTTGAAAATTATTGTGCTGGAAGATGGGGCATTAGTCGTCCCTATGCTGATCGTTTAATCAGTGCGACTGAAATTATCAGGGCTTTAGCGCCCATGGGCGCGACTCTTCCAGCTAACGAGCGTCAGACGCGACCGTTGTCTCTACTTGATACTCCTGAGGCGCAGGGGGCTGTATGGCAGCGTTTGATTGCAGATGGGCATCCCATTACCGCCTTGCGGGTTAAGCGTGCTGTGACTGATTACCTGGGGCGTAAGACCACTTTAAATACCCCGGATGCCGCGCCGCCTCCACAGCTTCCCGACCAAGAATGGGATGAGACTATAAACGAGAGATGGCACCGACTTTATTTTGGAGCCCTAAGAGCATTCCCTCAAGAGAAGCGCTATTTGGTTGAAGAATGGATCTTCAAATGGGTGGTTGACCGGCACAAATTAAAGCAAAAAAATCCGTAATTATCATCAGGGGATCGCAAAAAATTGGTGAAATGCCCTAATTATGGATGATTTCGTCCTTTCGGATCTTTCTGGCAGTAGTTTTCAGCTCAACCAAAAAATCATTTTTCCCGATCCTTTGGTTGCGGGAGATCTCTGGAATTTCCAGATGTACGCTGATCAGTATGTATCCAGCGGATACTCTGCTGATATTACTATAGCATCTGGATTAATTAACTTTACTATTTTAGCTACTGAAGATAATTCATTTTATAAATGGGCTATTAGTGGATCTATCACTAAGCAATTAACTCCACAGCCATATCTATATAATGTACATGTTATCAATGCGCAAGGTGATCCAAATAGTAGATTAACCCTAGAACGTGGAGGAATTAACGTAGTTGCTGATATAAGCATTACGGGGGTTAGCGTAGACGCCAAGACTCCGTATCATAAAATGCTTGATGCTGTAGATGCTACAATATTATCTCTTTTAAGTGATAGGGTAACTGAAGCTTCATTTGGTGGTCAAACATATATATTGCAAGATATAGAAAAATTATTCAAGGTTAGGAATGAAATATCAGATCGCGTTGCTGAAGAGGACCAGGAACTACGTGGAAATAGTAGATCTAGAAAAATAATTACTGTATTTCGTAATATGTAAGATTTGGTTTTGGATTATTTTATGCCTTTTTTCCTAAAGAAGTTCATAGATGGTATTGGATCTGCGATAATGACAGATCCCAATGCCAGAACTTCAACTGTTAAGATTATTCATGAGCCAAGTCCTAAGGATGATTTCTATAAGGCTATAACTGATCAACTTGCTAATAGTAGTCATTATAGACCATCAATGGATGACTACTCTAAGAATGCATATGATCTTGTTAACTCGAAACGTGCTTATGATGCCGCCATTCCCACGGGAACCACTGCTGATTGGCTTGCTTGGGCAACCAGTGGATCTTATGAAGTTCTTAATGCCTGGAAGCGAATTACTTATTTGGCTAGGGATCTTGAACGTAACAATCCTCATGCAATAGCATTCTTAAGAGATCTTTGCACTAATGTCATTGGTGAAAAAGGCATTAGGATGAAGCCCAAGGTTAAGAATGAGAAGGGCGATAATCTAAATACTAAGCTTAATCAAAAAATATCTGATATATGGGAAAGCTGGAATAAGGTAGGTAACTGTGATGTTACTGAACAGTATTCTGGAAACATGGCGGATAGATTAATATTGAGGGCGCTATTTAGGGATGGTGGATGTTTAATTAGAATGTATCCAGGATTTGCTAATAAGCATAAATTCGCTATTCAATTATTAGAAATAGATGCTCTTGATCTTTGGTATAATGTTATATTAGATGATCAGAATAGAGTAACTACTGGAGTGGAAGTTAATAAATTTGGAAAGCCTATTGCTTACCATTTAATTCAATATGCTCAAGCGGATCTAATGTCTAATAATACAGTTGGAAAGCGAGAACGAGTTCCAGCAGATCAGATTATACATGTATGGATTCCCAATAGAATAACGGAAGTTAGAGGTATTAGTTCATTCGCGCCATGCATGGTTAAGATGCGGATGCTGGATAAATTTGAGGAGGCTGTTGCTATAGCCCAAAGAATTACAGCATCTAAGATGGGTTTCTTTGAACGTGAGTTAGGTAGCGCTGAATATAAGGGCCAAGGTACTGCTGCTACTGGAGAAGTTATTGAAGAGGTGACTCCAGGTCAGATGATTTCATTGCCACAGGGATATAGCTTCAAGCAATTTGATCCAGGCAATCCAACTGAATCATATAAAGACTTTAAGAAAGATATGCTTCGCACGATATGCGCAGCATTGGGTGATCAGTATAATGCCATAGCCAACGATTTAGAGGCTGTAAATTATTCTTCAGCTAGGTTTGGTAGAGATATAGCTGTAGAACATTGGAGAATGATCCAAAGATATTATATAGATTATGTAAAGCAAAGGTTATGTAATAAATTAATAGAATGCTCTGTTTTAAATGGAGATTTAGATATACCATTTGCTGATGGAAGAATGGAGAAAGTTCAATCATCTATGGAATGGAGACCGAGAGGATGGGAGAATGTCGACCCTGTTAAGGATACTCAGGGATCAATAGCTAAAATATCATTTGGTTTATCTACTAGAAGTGATGAACTGGCTAATGTTGGTTTGGATTTTGAAGAAGTTTGTGAAAAATTAGATCATGAAGATAGTATAGCTAGAAAATATGGTCTTACCTTTATTGATCCGGCAAGTCGAAATCCATTACTTTCAACTCAGGAAGATCCCAATGCTGGTCCTGGGAATGTGGACCCGCAGGCTACTGAAGCTGCTCCTGCTGCGCCTGCTAAAATTCCTGGTGGAAAAGTGATTCCTAAACCTGTCGCCAAGCCTGTTGCTGCCGTAGCAAAAAAACCGGCTAAAAAGTAATTAGTATTATGCCAGATTCTAATGAAAATGATAAGCCTAAGCTTCCTATTCAATATCGTGAATATCGCTTAGAAGAAAATGGTATAGATGTAAAGAATCGTACTGCAAGATTTTCATTTGCTTCAACACACCCAGTCAAAAGGTGGTATGGAATAGAGATTCTTAGTCATGATGATGGGGCAATGATTAAAGATCGATTAGATAAGAAAGCCGTTCCTTATCTAGATAGCCACATATGGGAAAAGCAAATTGGTAAGATAGTTGATAATTATCAATCTGGTGAAAAATCTTTCGCTACTGCTAAAATATCCAGAAATAAAGAGGGTGAAGATGCCTTAAGAGATATGGCTGATGGTATCCGAACTGAAATCAGCGTTGGATACAAGATTCATAAGATGACCCGTACTCACGATGCTAAACCAGATGTAACTGATGATATTGATGAATATACTATTACTAAATGGGAGCCGGTTGAAATAAGTTTAGTTAGTGTTCCAGCAGATCACACCGTTGGAATTGGGCGAGATGGACGCAGTGATTCTAAAGATCAATTGAATGAAGTTGAGGTTGTTGATAGTGAGGGAAATCCAGTTGAGGGTATAAAATTCTTGCAATCAGACATTTCCATCAGGAGTGAATCCGATAAAGATGATAAGAATAAAGATAAGGATGATGAC